ATTTAGCTTATATGGCTCATATATCTGTAGCAAGTTTAAGCCAGCCTATTTACGATGTTATCGAAAAATTTATTAAACCATTAGAAGATTTTACATTTGAAGAACTTTATGGAAAGGTAAAAGTTATTATAAATGGTAATTGGTTAGGTACAGTTGAAGATCCATACAAATTTTACTTATATATGAAGAAAAAAAAATATCAAGGTATTATTAATATATACACTAGTGTTGTTTTCAACTTTCGTGAAAAAGAAATTCATATTTGTAATCACGCAGGTAGAATTATGAGACCAATATATAAAGTAAAGAATAATAAATTATTGATTACACCAGATATTGCTGACAAAATAATTAAAAAAAAATTAAAATGGGATGATTTACTTGTTAATCATAATATACCCGAATCTGTAATTGAATATATTGACGCAGCCGAACAAAACAGTTCATTAATTGCTATAAACCATAAAAGCTTTAATGCTGAAAAAACAAAACATTATAAATACACTCATTGTGAAATTCATCCATCAACAATATTCGGTATTTTAGCTAGTTGTATTCCATTCCCAGAACATAACCAGTCTCCTAGAAACACTTATCAATGTGCTATGGGAAAACAAGCAATGGGTATGTACGTAACTAATTTTAAACATAGAATGGACAAAACAGCTTACGTACAAACTTATACAATGCGTCCTCTAGTAGATACTAGATTAATGAATATGATTAAATTAAATAATATACCTTCTGGAAATATGGTCATCGTAGCTATTATGAGTTATTCAGGGTATAATCAAGAAGATAGTATTTTGTTTAATCAAGGATCTCTAGACAGAGGATTATTTGGAGCAACTATTTATCATACAGAAAAAGATGAAGATAAAAAGATTCAAGGAGATGAAGAAATTAGATGCAAAGCAGATAGAAGTAAAACTAAAGGTATGAAATTCGCAAATTATGATAAATTAACAGACGCAGGTATTATACCCGAAAACACATTATTAGAAAATGGAGATATTATTATTGGTAAAGTTGTTCCTATTAAAGAAAATAGAAACGACCATACAAAAACTATTAAATACCGCGACCAAAGTAGAGTATATAGAACAAAAGAAGAAAGTTATGTTGATAAAAATTATATTCATAGAAATGGCGACGGTTATACATTTGCCAAAATAAGAACAAGAGTTTACAGAAAACCTCAAATCGGGGATAAATTTAGTTCAAGGCATGGACAAAAAGGCACCATCGGGTTAGTTATTCCTGAACAGGATATGCCCACAACTATAAATGGTGTTAGACCAGATATTATCATTAATCCCCATGCTATCCCTTCTCGTATGACAATAGCACAATTAAAGGAAACATTACTCGGAAAAGCATTATTAGATTTGGGATTATTTGGAGATGGCACTAGTTTTGGAGAACAATCTATTGAAAGTGTTTGTGGGGTTTTACAAAAATTAGGTATGGAAAGAAATGGGAATGAAATTTTATATAATGGAATGACTGGCGAACAATTAGAAACATCTATATTTATCGGCCCGGCATTTTATCAAAGATTGAAACATATGGTAAATGATAAAGTTCACAGTAGAAGTTTTGGCCCTATGGTAGTATTAACAAGACAACCAGCAGAAGGTAGAAGCAGAGATGGTGGATTAAGATTTGGTGAGATGGAACGCGATTGTATGATTTCACATGGAGCAAGTCGGTTTACAAAAGATAGAATTTATAATTGTAGTGATTCATTTCAAGTATTTGCATGTAATAAATGCGGATTAATTGCCGTTTATAATGAAGAGAAAAAAATACACGTATGTAAAACTTGTAATAATAGAACTGATTTTAATAAAGTTGAAATTCCATATGCATGCAAATTATTATTTCAAGAATTAATTAGTATGAATATCGCACCCAGAATTATAACAGAATAAGAAAATTGAATAAAAAATTTTTTATTATTAATAATGTATTAACACATAAACACAACAATGGCATATTTAACCGCATCAAAAATCGTATTGACACAATTATTAAATCCACCAACAACATATTCTCATCATGTTATACAAAATACCTCAAGGCAAGATTTTGCAACTTCCGGATCACACACTCCCGATGAAAATACTCCATTCGATTTCGTTGTAGTAGCTGATAGCCATGGAGGTGTTCCGTCAAGCGATTATTATACAAAAATGTTCGGTAACATTAATTGGGGTGAGTTTCTTGATAACATTTGGCACGATTCAGATATCGGGTGGCGTGAAAATTTGATGGATAAATGTAATATCAAGGAAAACACTTATCGTATTGGAACCACATTTACCTGTGTAAAGATTACACCAGAACATTTCGAAGTGACTTGGATAGGCGATTCTAGTGCCAAAATATACAAGGACGGTGAATTAGTGTGGAAGACAAAAGACCACGATTACAATAACACTGAAGATATAGAAAAACATAAGCTAACAACTAACTTTAAAATGAAAGATGCTTGGGATATTCAAGCAACTTCCTCTACTCTAATGACAAGTAAAAAAGCTAAAACAATTAGTCTAAATTTTGAAGGAACCAATATGACTCGCTGTCTTGGACATAAAGGAAATTTTGCTCGACTTGGGTTTGATACAAAAAGAATTACGCGCGAAGAGGGAGAATACAAAGTAGTAGTTGCAAGTGATGGATTTTGGCAAGTAATGTCAGACGAAGACACCTCTTTTATTTGTGATAAAGAAAATACAGCTGAAATTCTCACAACAAAAGCACGACAAAGGTGGGAACAAGTTTGGGAACACGATGACACTATGGGAAGAATTACAAAAGGCGTAACAATCCCTAGTCACAACTGGGATGATGTAGCAGTAGCAACTTGGTCTAATTAAATATTATACTTTTCTAGAAAATTTTTTACCAATCCTGTTGGTAAAAATTTTATGTATATATATATATATATGGCAAAAAACATTAGAAAAACACGAGGTAAAAGAAAAACACGAGGTAAAAGAAAAACACGAGGTAAAAGAAAAACACGAGGTAAAAGAAAAACACGAGGTAAAAGAAAAAAAAATGGCGGTACCAGATTTCCAGAATTAGGAAAAAAAATAAATGAATTATTGAAGCGCGTTGACACCCTTGAAAATGATGTAAAGCGCGTTGACACCCTTGAAAATGATGTAGAGATAATATATACACAAATGACATCGAACAATATGATGATTAGAAACATGAATATTGAATTAGAACAAGATATAGGTTCATTAAGAAGTTTTATCAATTATAAAATGAACAATCCGAGTACTGTTGAAAATGGTACAAAAACACATATTGATCAATGGAAAGAACATTTGCAATCACGTGCTGAAGAATACGAAGAAACCAACGACCAATCCCTTGTCAACTTACTTGAAGATGCCAATTTATTAGAAGAGAGTGATGAGGATTAAATATTATACTTTTCTAGAAAATTTTTTACCAATTCCTCTGGAATTCCCTTAAAATCAATTATTTTTTTATTTAATTCATATATCTCCATAGCACCTTCTACCGATTTTAATTTTTCTTCAAATAATTCTTTATTATCAAAATATTTACAAGCTGTCTTGGGTCCGCATTTTTTAAATACACCTTTAATATTATCGCTTTTATCTCCTGTTAATATCTTGACAAACAAGTCCTTTTCAGCATTATTATAAGATGACTTGCGTTCAGTTAATTTTTTATACTTTAAATCATATAATTCAACATTTTCACACGCTAATTGTAAATAGTCCATATCACTTGTTATAATTGTAATCTTTCCTTGTGGAAATGTTGTTTTAATTTTTTCGGTTATAATAGCCAAACAATCATCCGCTTCTAATGTTGGATATTTCATTATTTTATTAGCACCACCTTTTATAAATAGATCATCCTCGTACGCCATTTTAAAGAATGGTCCTCCTAAAAAGGAATCATAGACTCTATTTGCTTTATAACTGGAGAGATATTTCATTCTCCAAATATCTTTTCTTGGACAATCTTTTCCAACAATTATAATAGGATTATCTAATTTCAGTTTTTTCTTTATTTCATCAAGTTTAGATACAAATGTTTTTATAAATTTTTCAACAAATTCTATATTTTCTATTGGTGGATTTTCTTTATCAATTGTTTGTTCTTTTTTTGCTAATTTAAACCAACTTATTAACGCATAATATCTATAAAATATGAAATAGCTACCGTCAATTAATAAGAAATTTTTAGACATCGTTTTATATAGTATTTAATAACTATATAAAATATTCAATTTTTAACTATATATAAATGAGTCATGGGTGTGCTTTTAAGAAATCAACTGCCAAGATGAGATGGAAGTGGAGAAAAAAAAGGGTGCGTAGATTACAGAGAAAAAGAAGAAAAATGAGAGCTAGAGCTAAATAATATTTAGTTAATATATAAATGAATCAATATACAAGAAAAGAATTAGAAGCAGAATATATTAGTACAGCAAGGGATAACGCAGAGTTAGATAAAAAACTTGAAGCTTGTATGGATGAATTAGAACCGCATAGATATATCGCCAGAGAAAATAAAATAAATAAGTATAAAAGACTGATGTCTGCAGGAAAAACCCGTAAAAGAAAGCGTAAAAGAAAAACACGACGCCGAACAAAACCAAAAAAGATAACAATTGTGGGTTACCCTAGTTGTGATTATTATATTAAAGCTCGACGCGCTGCTAAGGCTTTTTTTGGTGCATCTAACGTAACTGATATAAAATTTTCCTCAAAATTAAAGTATAGAAATTGGCTTAAAAAAAAAGATGGTATAAAGTTTTCTAGTAAAGCAAAATCACACAAGACCTGTCCATTTGTTTGGACCAATAATAAAAAATATGTGGGAGGATGTGATGCTACTATAGTGTTAATAAAAAAACTCAAAGAGAAAACTAAAAAAAAAGCACTACAAAATTAACCAAATAATATATTTAAAAAAAATTTATATATATTATTCATATGGATTTATTATTAAAAGCCAAAAGGTCATATCAGCATAGACAACAAAATAAAAATATATATAAAAGCGAATTTAAAACAAAACATCCATTGCAAAAAAGACAACAGGAATCTCAAAGGATATTAGAAAAATACCCTGATAGAATTCCAATAATTTGTGAAAGAATGTCTATGAATGTCCCACAAGTAGATAGAAGAAAATATCTTTGTCCTGGTGATTTATCATTAGGAAATTTTATTTTTGTTATTCGTAAAAGAATGAAATTGGAATCAGAAAAAGCATTATATTTATTTATAAATAATAAACTTGTTCCTTGTTCAACTGGTTTAGCAACAATATATCATAAAGAGAAATCAGAAGATGGATTTCTATATATTAATTATGCTGGAGAATCAACCTTTGGATAATTTTTTATATTAGATTATATTATATAATGTCAGGTAATAATTCTTTAATGGATTGGAGAAATTCTTTTTCCTTAGTCAACAATAATTTAAATTGTAAAAGCGGACAAACATTTAGAGGAGCTCACTCAAGTGTCCAAATGCCGTCAGGTAAAAAA